GCATCCGAGTGCTGCCTGGCATTGCGGGCATAGGGAATCAACGACTCGACCGGCCGGTATTCGATGTGGAGGGTTTCCATGGGCAATAAAAAACCCGCCTCATGGGCGGGTCAGAATAAAGATAATAATCAGGAGTCATCAGGGTGGTAACTGGTAAGCTCGGAATAAATCCCGAATCAATTTCAGTTATCAATACTTATGCTCTGCAATTTTCAATGATACTGATCAATGGGCCTATAGAATAATTTCGAGCTTTCACGAAAATTTGTCATGCGCTATCAAGGAAAAATAACCCACTGGAAAGATAACCGGGGCTTTGGGTTCATCACCCCGAGCGATGGCGGCAAGCAAGTCTTCGTTCACATTAGGTCGTTTACAACCCCACAACGACGGCCAGTCGAAAACGAAATTGTGACTTATGAGCTCAAGACCGATGACAAAGGTCGAGCGTATGCTGAAAGTGTCGCCTATGAACTCAAGACCGATGCCAAAGGTCGGGCGCATGCTGAAAGTGTCGCCTTCGGTGACGAACGTGTACCGGAGGCCACTTCGTCTACGTATAGCAACGCCCCTTTACTATTAGCTGCTACCTTTCTCGTCTTTGTAGCGGTATCCGCCCTTGCGGATAGGTTGCCGTTTACTGTCCTTGGAGTTTATTTCTGCGCCAGCATCATCGCATTTTTTGCCTATGCGCTCGACAAATCAGCTGCAACAACCGGTCAGTGGCGAACCCAAGAAAGCACTTTGAACTTTTTTGCCTTGATCGGTGGCTGGCCAGGTGCTTTAGCCGCACAGAGGCTGCTTCGTCACAAATCCAGGAAACAGTCTTTTCAATTCCAGTTCTGGTTTACCGTCGTTATCAATTGCAGCTTTCTTGGCTTCTTATATGAGTTCTCGTAGAGTTTCCCGCTAGGGTATTGCTAGAAGCACACAGCACACATCTGGCACTACGGGCAATAAAAAACCCGCCTCATGGGCGGGTCAGAATAAAGATAATAATCAGGAGTCATCAGGGTGGTAACTGGTAACCCTGGTAACCTCGTTTTGTAGCCTGTCGCTAGCGAGATGCCGCGCTGTCCCCCCCCGCAAGCCGTTATGGCCAGGAAGGACCCATCAGTTTTCCGAAAGACTCCGCAATCATCCTATTGGCATCAGCCATCAGGAGTTCGCATTGACACGCATCTGTTGGGCTGAGGGGCCGCGGGGCTGCGATCTGAAGGCCATGCTAGTCTGGTGAGGCTCATTGGGGTTCGATTGGGTTGGGTGGTGCTCATGCCGTTTTTGCTTCGACTATGGCACAAATCATAGCATAAAACTCTCGAAGTGCGACACCCCTAAAAATGCTTGAAACCCGCACCAATACTCATCTTAGCGCAGGAGTACGCAACTTCGATCAACTTGCCACAACTACCTCTACTCCATTCAAATGTTCGGTCACGATAAACAGTGCACGGTCGCGTCTGCGCTGCGCCGTCCTGACCGCACAACCGAACCGTCTCGCGATCTGTGGCCACTCGCATCGATCCGCCCGCATCCACACGATGTGACGTGACTCAGGATCGAGCCACTGCACCCAGCGCATGACCTCCAGCATCTGGTCGATGGCAGCAGGCGAGGGCGGCATGGGCCGACAGATACGCTGCGGATCCGGGTAGCGATCAGGCACCTGGAAGGCCAACATCGACCAGCTGTTGAAATACCCTTGTACCCGCACTGGCGGTAATCGCCGCGCTGTTTCTGCTGCTTGCACGAAGCATGCTTCCACTTCATCGATCGTCCATTTACTCATGGTGAGTCCTCCCGTACAGACGCTCACCGATCCTGCGCACGATCTCGCGCTCGATGAAATCTAGTCGCTCATCGGTTTCGTTCACCACCAGGATGTGCTGCTCGCGCCAACCGGCTTCCTTGATCGCGTCAAGGTCGGTGGTCTGGGGCTGCAACTTGCCCAGCGGGCAGCGGTAGTGGGGTTGAGGTATTTTCATCTCACACCTTCCTGGGCTAGCGCCCAATGCAGCAGTGCGAGTGCATCCGCTTCGTTGTCGTCGGCAGGCGAATGACCCCGCTCCCGCATCGCCGCAATCATTTCGCCCTTGCCGGCATTGCCACGGCCTGTCGCAAACTTCTTGATCGTGCCCACCGGCACACCCTGGTACGGGATCTGGTGGTGCTCGCACCAACTGGTGAGCGTGGCGAGGAAGCCGCCGTAAGCGTGGGCTGCATCCACACCGGCGTGCCGGCGCACCTCCTCCATGAAGACGGCGTCGATGCCATCGCTACATTGCTTGATCTCGGCAAGCCAACGCTTGAACCGGAGGTAGCGCATGCCGCCGCCCTCGAAGCGCTGCGGTTTGAAATGCTCTGTGCCGCTGGTAATGCTGCCGTTCAGGGCGTGCAGTGCCCAGCCGGTATGAGTGCCCAGGTCTAGGGCCAGAATGCTTGAGTTACACATAGCGGGATCTCCGGCGTTGGGTTGTGGTGATTTTTCTGGCGGGTTTCTTGACAGCTACGCCGGGACGCCTGTGTGCATTGCAACGGCGATTGATGTACCGTTGCCTCAAACCAGTCTTGATGGAAAACGCTTCACCGCATTCAGGGCAATAGCTCTGCCAGGTCAGTAGCACGGAGTACGCGCCGTCATTTCTGACATACAGCTCGATATCGATCAATACATAGCGCTGAGCATCGACGGTAATCACACGTCCCAGTTTTGGTGTGGTCTTGAACGCGATGATCATGTCCGCGTCCCCCACGTCAAAAACAAAATCAATCCCTTGGTTTTTTGTATCCCACACAAGCGCAAGCGTCTGTGTGGGGATGTGTATACCGTAGGTATAGGTACACTTAGTGCAATCTGAGATATCGCAGTAACCCAATGATTAAAAGGATGTATTCTAGATTGCGGAAGTCTGCTGCAATCTAGAAACTGCAATCTAGGAATTTCAAAATAATCGTTATCAATCAACGACATTTGTTTGCAAACAAATTTCAGATTGCAGCAATCTAGGCCAGATTGCGGATTTTTCAGTCTAGATTGCGGATGCTTTTTTGACGTATTTTTCATGGATTCATGTCCTCTTGGTAGACCCAGATTTCAGGATTTTCGACGGGTAAAATCGCACCCGACTGAGCGCACTTGTGGTGGGTAGGCAAGACCAGAACGGTCTCTGTTTTGATCTCGCCACCATCCGGATCGGGTGGACCGACGGTGCGTGTCAGACGCATATCTTCCACGCAGAGGTAGCCCAGTTTGCTGCGCTTTACTGGTGCCAGCCCATAGTCCTGCGAGTTGCGGAAGAACTTAATGTAGCCCTGTGTGGCGAGCACGGACAGGCGCTCGTTGATCGTGCGGTTAGCACCCAGCCCCGCCTTTCCTTCGAAGGATTCGGAGAACTGGTTCGCGGTGTAGCAGTGCCCCTGGGCTGCTTCATCGAACAGCACCTGCAAAATGACATCATGCTTACGCCGACGCTCGGCATCGAGTTTCTCGCCCCAGTCCTGCATCACCAGACGGATATTCGGATCGACCTCGCGCCATTCCTCATGGATCTTGTCGACGTATTTTTGCGGAATGCTCGCACCATTGCGCAACTCGAAGTTCAGTTGACGGGTGGTACGGGTCTCGTCAGGGCGAAACAACAACATCCCGGTCGAGTAATATCCGCGCAGACTGCTGGCCCCAGCCAGTGCCTGGAAAGGGTCTTCCTCGAACTGTTTCTTGCCGAGCTTCTTGGTGTGGTGCACCAATACGATGCCAGCATCAGGGTTCACTGCCTCTCGAATCCGCTCCACCCGCTGCGACAGAAAGAACAGCATGGCACCGTTGTCGTTTTCGCCACCGGCATCGCCACCGTCGAACACATTGCGAATTGGGTCGATGGCGATGATGTCGGGTGTTTTTTCACCAAACGCATGGGTGATGGCAGGGATGATCTGGGCGAGCCCTGCATCGTCCAGGATTAGCCGCAGTTGCGGTGTGGCAACGAAGTTTGCACGGGCATCGAGTATCCGGCTCGCGGGCAGCTTGATACCCTTCACCCGTTCGCGCAGGTAGTGGTACTGCACTTCGGCCTGCAGGTAGAAGACCCGCAGCGGACGAGGTGGATGCATGCCAAGGAAAGTCACACCCGCCGCCATGTGCGTCAGCCATGACAGCAGGAAATCGCTCTTGCCAACCTTGGGTGCACCGCCGAACACCAGCATCCCACCAGGCGTCAGTACTCGTGGTTCGACGATGTCCGGTGGCAGAGGCGAGTCGTCATCAAGCATTGCGCCCAGCGAGTAGGTGGGTAGCAGGGGTGTTGCCGTTTTGACGATTCGTCGCTCGCCCTGATTGATAAAAGTTGTGCAATCGAAACCTTCATCAATGGCATCGGCGGCATCCCATTTATCGGGTTTGTCCTCAGGTGAAACAAGGATGGCGACAGAATGGCAACCCGCCGCCACGCAGGCACGTGCTGCTGCCTCGGCGTAATCCCAACCCGGCGTATCCCGATCTGGCCAGATCAAAACGGACTTGTCAGCCAGAGGCGTCCAGTCTGTTTTCTCGACGGGTGCTTTTGCGCCATTCATGGCCGTGGTGGCGATGAACCCGGCCTTGATCAAGGCATCTGCGCACTTCTCGCCCTCGACCAGCACGATCTCCCGGGCTTTCACCATGGCTGGCAGGTTGTACAGTGGGCGCGGGTCAGGGGCGTGCCACATGCGGGCACGTACATCCCACGGCCGGTACTCCTTGCCGGTTGGCGGGTCGTAGCGGTAGACGCAGGCGATCAGCTCACCATCGGCTGTCACGTAGTCCCATTTTGCGGTGTAGGGTCCGAGTTCGTCGGTGGGAGCGCTTCGCACATCACGACGCTGCGATGGGGAGATCGGTGGAGCGAATCCTAGCCACTGCCGGATCTCGTCAGTAATATGCGGAAAATCGTGACGCGTGGAAAGACCCCGTGATCGCGCCCAGGCAGCGATGAGGTCGCCACCATCATCATCTGCGAAGTCTTTCCACAAGCCGCGCCGAGGTCCTTCCAGTTCGACCACCAGGCTCTTGCCAGGCGAACCATCGATATCGCCGACATAGAACTTGTTACCCCGGATCCGCCCGTTGGGAAATAGGTAGAGGAGCGCGGACTCAAGCCGATCCAGGAGCCCCGCGCGCAGTGCCTCCGTGTCATTGGCAAGCTCGCCGCGCTGTTCCGGCGCGTCGTTGAAGTCGAGCCAGACGATGTTGTTCGTCGTCATGCCGTCTCCCAGCAACGGTCTTGCCACGCACAGAACTTGCATTCCTGGTGGGTGGGCGTTGTTGCAAAGCGCGGCAGGAGCTCGCCAACGCTGGTGGCAGTGATCACGCGCACGGCACGGTCCGACATGCGCTGCGCCAGCCCGCCGTCAAACGGCAACAATTCGAACCAGATTTCCTGGGTGTCTTTGTTGATTGCGGTGAAGAGCGCAGGGCTGTCCGCAATGCCTGGAATACTGGCCTCCATGTAGGCTTGATAGACCGCAACCTGTGCGGCATAAACGGGCTTTGACTTGACGATTCCATGCTTGACGGTGTCGCGCCAGGACTTGTCGTTCATGGTTTTGAATTCCCAAATGGCGGGATAATTCAGCCCCAGATCGGCAGGACCGGCATTCAAGATGCCATCGACATGGCCGCGTATTCGGCCGCCAGCCACCGAGAAGCCGAACTGACCACCTTGGGCTTTACGGGTGTATAGATCGAATCCGGCCAGGCGCAGCCAGCGGATGGCAAGATCCTCCAGCGTATGACCGACCTCAAAAATGCGCAGCAATCGGCCCGAGAAATCACGTCCGGGATCGACCGGCGCGTGCTTGTACTCATACTGCAGAGCGCGATCGCATGCGACTCCGAGGCGCGATGCACCGAGATAGTCGCGTGGCGTCTGACCTTTGCACTCGCGGGTCAGCGCGCCATCGATCAGGCTTGTGATCTGATCTTGAATCTTCGGTCGAGAGTTGAAATCCAGCATCAGAATGGCGCTCCCGTCGACGCAGGCTTCCCTTGTCGGGCGAGTCGCTCCTCAAGGAAGGCGCGATCTTTTTCGGCCATGCGCTCGTGCTCAGCCGTCATGTGCTCCTGGTAGGCCGTGATCACGACATGGATGAGGGTCAGCACCTCCTCGCGACTGTAGTCCGCAAGTGGGCGGTCCATGCCGATGGAGCCCACATACTCGCCCAAGGGCGACAGGCAACATTCCATCGCAGCGGATTCCATTTCACTCGGATCAATCATTTGTCCCTCCGTTTTGTTCATCAGCTGACAAAAGGCGCTCTGACAGCGCATCGAGCAGAACACCCATCGATCTTCGTTGCGACGTGGATCGTTGCGGTGGAGTTGGGGATTGAAGTAGCCAAATCCCTTGGCTTGTCGAGCGCAGACTGCACATTTCACGCGGCCTCCTGGTAAGCGTCGTTGGCGGCAAGGACAAGCCGCTGTATCGCGTTTTTGTTGAAATGGAACGACAGCAACGCCGATGCCTGGTAGCGGGTCATACCAAAATCAGCACGCATCGTCTCAGGCAGGTAGCCCAGTTGCCTTTCAGTTGGTGGCTCGTTCAACCAGCGACGCGTTTTGTGCGCGGAGTCGGCGGATTCGTGGTCGTTGAGCCAGTCGTCTGTCTTGGCCATGCAGACCGTGCGCTCGCCAACGGCCAGCAGTCTTGGCCGCAGAGCCTTGCCTCCACCGATGGCATGCCAGCGACCACCGAGGAAGAACACGCCGCCCCAGGCAATGAAACCCGTAGCCATCAACGCGTCGTCATACCCGAACAGATCACACCAACGAAAGTTCGACCGTTTCAAGAGATCGATCTCGCTCATGATGAAATCTGACAGATCGCCGTCACCCTCGAATCGTCCCTCCCAGACGTATCCGCATAGCGGACACTCCATGCAAGCCAGCGGCACGATGGCATCACATTCCGGGCAGTCCTTGGTGGGCGCATCACCATCGTGGGGATGGCCATCGAGATTGACCTCCTGCTCAAGTGCCCCATGCATCAGGCTCGCCGTGCCGAAGTCCAGAACGATGCAATCGGTTTTAATGATGCCGGGAAACTCTTCAGGGTCCACGGTGCGCAGGCCACGCCCCACCATCTGGATAAAGGTGGATTTGTAAGAGCTTGGGCGCAGCAGCACGACACAAGCGGTAGGTGTGTAGTCGTAGCCTTCGGTGAGCACCGCCACATTGACGACCACTTGGGCGTGGCCGGTCTCGTACTCATTCAAGCGCGTCTTGCGCTCGGCGTCTGACAGATCGCCATGGATCAAGACGGTATAGATCCCGGATGCAATAAATGCGTCACAGACGTTTTGGGCGTGAGCGACTGTCGAGCAGAAGATGATGGTTTTGCGCTCTGCCGCTTTTTGCTTCCAGTTCGCAATGACCGCTTCAGTGATGATCGATTTGTTGAGAATCGATGCGACCTCGTTCATGTCGAAGTCCATCGCAGTACGCCGCACCTTTTGCAGCGCCTCCTGCGTGCCGACATCAATCACGAACGTGCGTGGCGGCACCAAGTGACCAGCAGCGATCATCTCGCCCAAACCAATCTGGTCAGACACATTGGTGAACACTTCACGCAACCCTTGGCCATCGCCCCGGTTCGGGGTGGCTGTCAGACCGCAGATGCCAGCCTTTGGATTCTTGACCAGCACTTGATCGATCACGGCGCGATAGCTGGGTGATGATGCGTGATGCGCCTCATCGATCACCAGCAAATCGAGCGTCGGAATTCGCTTGAGGTTTGACTCGCGCGAGAGGGTTTGCACCATCGCGAAGGTGGCGTTGCCTTCCCATGATTTTTCATTGGCGTCGAACACCGAAGTGGTGAGGCCAGGATTGACCCGAGAGAACTTGGCCCGGTTCTGATCCGTCAGCTCGGTGCGATGGGCGAGAATGCAGGCCTTGGTATCGGGCTCAGACAACAGGCTGCCGGCCACCGCCGACAACATGATGGTTTTTCCTGAGTTGTGCGTGACCGTGAAATCACCGAGCAGATATCGGTGATCAGCATCCAGCGTGAAACCGTAATACTGTCCCGCACCCACCGGATGCACCGTAAAACCAGTCCGAAGAACGGTTTTTCGCTGACGCCGTGGTGGTGCTTGTTTGCGCATCACTCGGGTTGGAATGAAGTCACAGTCACCACTGATGTAAACCCGCCAGTAATCGATACCACTAACCACCTTGAGCCGCAGGGTGGCGAGAAAACCTAAGCTACGTGCGACGAAGGCGACGTCCTGCGCCAATCGTTGTGAACCACTGCAGTATTCAAACATTACCCTGCATGACAGGTGTCCATCGGTATCGAGCAATCCGGCAAGCATCTCCAGACGCACGCGACGACTTCCCAGCTTGTAAATGTCGGGAATGAACTTGTCTGCCGAGCCAAGACCGTGAAGCTTGAATTCACGCAATGCCTCAGTCAGTACGTTTGCGACGCCACGTTTACCGACCAAGTGGTAGGTATTGGCTAGGTTGTTTGGTAATTGCTCAACCCGTACCCGCAGCCCCATCTGCGCCGCATGCTCATAGATCGTCTGCGCGATTTCCTCATCAGGGGTGGTCACATTAACTGCATATTTAAGACAGCCATCTCCCAGCAAAACACCCAGGAAATACGGATCAATGGATGGCGTCGCTTGCGCCTGAAAATCCACAGCCACCCGGAACAGTTTGTTCAGATGCCTGAAATTGCTCGAAGCGAGCAGATAATCAGCCAGCGCGATATCGATGATTTCATCGGCGCGCGACCCTCTGCCTTCGTTGGTTCTTACCAGGGTCAAGATGTGGCCGGCATTGACGATAAAAGGAGCGCCCTTGATCGGACGGATTTCAAACAATTCGTCATGACCTCGATGCAGTTCCAACACTTGCCGGGGCTGGCTGTCAGGCCCCATCAGTTGATCGCCGACCTTGACCATCTCGACGGCCTGCCAACGGCCGTCGAACATCAGAATAGGTGTGCCTGATGCATGACAACCGGTCGGCGCGACAGCTAGTGTATTGCCATGTTGTGCGAGCGCATCCAGGGTTCGTTTAACCAGCAGGGATTGGCGGGGACGGAGCATCATGATGTCGGTCCTCCCTTACTGCGCCCAGCTGGGGCGGCCAGGAACTGGGGCACGACCCGTAGCCTGCGCGTAGGCGTTGGGAGCGCTGGTGGGTGCCGGTGCTGCAGAGCGTGGCGCGCCCATGGCCGCCGCATAGTCTTTGTGATCAGGCGTAATGGCTGCCTTGATGACGCTTTTATCCTGGCCGTTCTGATCTTTTTCCCAATCGACCTTGCCCAGGAATTCGATGCCATCGAGGTCGGCGAACCCGCTGATGCGACGAGCGTTCTGTGCTGCCTGACTGTCGTCGCCGGGATGAACGCTGCGCGCAGAATTCAGGATCGCCTTGATGAAGGTGCGACCCATGTTGGCCCACTCGGGACCCTTCGGGCTGGAAAGGCCGATTAGTGACCACATCTTGCGACGGGCATACGTGCCTTCCATCACCACAAATTCGCAGTTCAGGTATACCGAGCCGGTGTTGTCATTACGGGTGGCATAGCCGCCGGTCCAGCCCTGCGAGGGATCGTCGAATCCACCCGGCCGGATGGTCATGTGAACGCGCACGAGCGTGCCTTTCGGAATCAGGTCGAAGGAAGTTTGTTCTGAAGCGGAATTGAAATCAAAATAGGTCATGATTAAGACTCCTGAGTTGGAATGGTTTCGGGGGTGGCAATAGGATTTGGGCGAACGAAGTCGAGCCGCTCGCGGGCGGGTCTGGCAGGACCGGCGATCTTTTCCATGAGGCGCCCAAGATGAGGCTCCTCGACGGCATCAAGTCGCCCGGACCGATCCTTGGCTGGATAACCCCAGGCGTTCAACGTATGACAGATGAAACCCCGGTAGCTGGCACCGTCATCGGCTTTCAGTTCAGCCAGGGTCACCACCTCGTCGACGATGCCGGGCAATTCAAGGCCGGTTTTGGAGCCGTCGATCTGCAGCGAGAACACGCGACGATTGAAGTCATCGAGCTTCTCGTCCAGGATGCCGACAAACCACACGTTCTTGCCGCGCGTATGCTGCAGATGGGTGAGCCACGCGATCATTTCCTGGCCCATCAGGCCGTATGCACCACGGCTGTCGGGCTTGCCGGTTTTTTCGGAAAAGGCCTGTGGTTGTCCCTTGCACCATTGCAGGCACAAGCGCCCGGCCACGGTGATCGAGTCCACGAACACGGTGTCGTACTTGTCCATCACTGACGGTTCGCCAAAACGCGCGCAGACCGCAGCGAAGTGCGCCTGGCTGTAAGGTTGATCCTCGCGCAGCGCCGGGTTCGGGCCGCCAATGTACACGGCGAAATCGCGGCACTCTTGCCAGGTTCGAGGCCGGATGGTGTCGCCAGCCCAGCCCTCGACCGCGAGATCACCTGCCTCCAGATCGAAGAACAGGGTTGCTACCGGGTTGAGTGTCCAGAGCTGCGAGGTTTTTCCCAAGCCGCTCTTGCCGATAAGCACCCCCTTGATGCCGCGTTTTTCTGCTAGACGCTGGTCAGCGGTAATGATGGGTAGGCTCATACTTTTTCTCCCTGGATCAAGGCAAGACGGAAGCCGGGCTTGCCGGTTTTGAGGGTGCGTGCCGGGGCGAACGCACTTTTGAGCGATTCCGGCCATGCGTTGAATTTAGTTTCCGAGATGCGGTAGCTAATTTCGACGTATTCAGCCGGGTTGTCGCCGTTGGCGGCGATGCGACGCACGATGTCGGCGAGACGCTGCTGGTCCCAGTCGACCTTCTTGGGCAAATCGGCAGTGATGCGTATCCGGCCGTCATCGAAATGCACGACACCCGCGTCCTTGTCTGCAGACAGGCGCAGTTGGTGCGCGCGCTCGGCATATTTCAGGTCCAGTGCGCGATCGACGTGCTCGGCGATCGCTTTGGCGATAAGCAGCAGATCCGTGGCGCTGGTTTTGAGTTCGAACAGGGATTCGCTCGACTGCTGCGCGAGATCGCCCGGTGCGATGGCGAGAATCTGATCTGGAATGAGCGCACTCATAGGGCACCATCTGCAACAATGCGCTCGGAGGTGCTTTTCCTGAGGCTGATCGCCTCGTAGGATTCGACATCCTCGACCCGATACAACACACGGCCTTGCATTTTTAGAAAAATCGGACCGATGCCTGCAGTCCGCCAGCGCTCCAGGGTGGCTTCGCTAACGTCCCAACGGTCCGCCAACTGGCGTTGATTAAGATGTTTGATACTCACGTTTTTCCTCCTTTTAGTGATTGCGGAAACGTGCTGTCAGTATCTAAAACAGGGGGTAGCCAAAGGGGGCGTCAAAATCGCCACTTCGGTTGCAAAATGCGGTAATTGCCGCTACGAAACCTACTCGTTGGGAATTTCGGACGAAAAAAAGCCCGGCACTAAGGCCGGGGCCGGATCAGACGATGCAACGCGTCTTCGTGGATTCACCCCTTGGGTGGAAAGGGGTCGTCGCCATAGCTGTTTCTGCTGCGGATACGGCCGTTCTCACCGTGGATCAGCACCTCGCTTTGCTGATTGATCGCGATATTACGTGCAGCCTGTTCCGCGTCCGCCTGCGTGCGATGATGCGATGTGTCGCGCTGGTTGCCCTCGCCGCGCACGGCCCATCCGTCTTCACGGCGTACTACGTGTTGATTTTTTCCTGACATGGTAGAAATTCCTTAAAAAGTTGAGAGTTTTGATCTGCTTGCTTACAGTAAGGACATCGGTTGTCATCAAATCATGGTTCACCCCTTTCCATTGCAGTCACGTATTCTTCTTTGATCCTATAGCGACCCCGCTCATCGGTAATCACAAATGTGTCACGGACATTTTTGTGCCGCCGAAAGATATTTCCAGCCTTGAAACTGGCGCGCGGTTTTCCCATATGCTCGGCTATCCATTGTTTGTGTACTTCTTCACCCTCGGCATCATCCAGAATCTGTAGGAACAGCGCAGCATCCTCGGGCAGGGAAACCAGTTCCCCAGCTATCAATACTGCTTGTTGTGTACGCAGCGGTCGCAGCGAGGTTTCATTGGTGCTGTCGATTGGCAACGGTTTATTCAGGTACGAATCGAGATTTTCGATCACGAACCCTGACTTGCGCAGATGCACGACGCTGCGCATCGGCACTATCGTGCAATTGCTTAACGAAGAATTACGTAAGCGTCCTGTGTCGCCAAAAGTAAAAATCACCTCGCTGCCTGGCACCGATAACTGAATGAGCGATGCACCCACTGCAGTAGCTGCTTCGCTCAGCTGTCTGCCGAAGAAAAAGCTGCGTCGTTTGCGGCGGTGCTCGCGCTCCCCGAGCCGCCACAACACACCATCCACGACTGGCTCAACAACATAACGCGACCCCAGTTGCAAGGCGCTGTGCAACCAGCGAGCAATCTTGACTGGATGTGCTTGCCAAAGCCGAGCCTGTTTCGATGTCAAATCGACCCACCCGCAGTTTGGGCAATAGCCTCGATACGGAAATATTTCACTGTCAGACTTCAGATTGACCTGCGGCCGGAAGTTGAGATCGCAGCACTCGTGGCACAAAACATTGCTGGACAAGTCGTGTGAAAGAAAAAGCGCGCCTTGCTCCAGCAAATGTTCGTAGACATCGGGTTCACCGCTCAACCAAATGCCATCGGGGGAGATGTGTGGTACAGGCTGTTCAATAAGCCAACTCAGTGTAGTCAGCGCACGATCATTTAGGGCGGTCGTCGAGTTCATATTCACTTCGGCTTCAGCGTGCTGCCATAGCGGTCTGCGTCGATGATGCAATGGTGTCATCGCCATGCTGTGGTTCAGGCGACATCACACCCCACGCGAGCAGTAGTATCTGAGCCAAATATGCGTCAGCTTCTTCCATATCGCGTAGATTGCTGATGCCACTCTGCTTGATGTTGATATGGAGGACACGCCCCATCTTGCCCGGTTCGGTCGGTTGGAAAAATAGCGTGACCACGGCTTCATGTATGTTGAAGCCGTGGTTCATTAGGCGCAGATCGATTTGGTGGGATTTAATGCACGCCAGAACATCGGGAGCATCCTTATCCCCAGGAGGCTTGATGGTGTAGTCGCAATACGGTGCAATGTTGGCACGCAACCTGGCTTGAGACAAACGAATGTGTGCCACGCCATGACTAGCGAGATCAACCTGGCTGTCATCAAACAATTCGAATCCGTCGCGCAGCCGGTTTAACAAGAACATTGGCTGTTTGATCGCGCGTATCTGGATTGTTTTCCGCAGTACGTGTTTGCCGAACTGGGTCAGTACCTTCTGCTGTGTTTTAGCTCCACCGGCGACCAATAGGTCGATCACGCCACTGGCAGGATAAAACACCAGATCAAGTTGCAAGGGTGGTCTCGTATCGCGCCAGTGCACGCGATCATCGTCACCAAACTCCAGTTGACGCTGTGGATCGTCTTCAATCATGATACCCAGTTGCAGGCCGCCGTCGAGGTGGCGATCCAATACTTCTATCTGGCATGCGCGCGGAACGCCCTTGCGAGGGGTAAAAGTATCTGCCAGGGCACCCTCCAATGCCTTGATGTCATCCGTCGCGCGAAATAACGAATCGCACGGCGGAATATGTAATCGCTTCCATCCGCGCTTGCCCAGTCGTAGATTGACCTGATGTAACGATTCTGCATCCGCAAAAAGTTCTGGCCAGTTGGCCATAACCCATAGCGCACGCTCTGCATCGCTGGATAGCTGTGGAAAATCTTCATGGACCGCAGCATCCGGTTTGGCGGCATTGCGCAAGGTGTCAATGCCGCGCTGATTTGCCAGTTCATGCACCCGTCGCAACTCGGAGAAGATGATTTTTGCCGTGGGGGTATCAAGGGCTTCGATGGCGGCGACCATGCCTTTGGTAAGCTTGATGATCGGCATGTGCCAGTCATGATCGTCAGGTAGCCCAATCTGCCGAGACTGAAAGTAATATTGCCAGGTGCGCGGTGGAATCTGTCGGATAAGTCGGTGGTAGTTAAAAGCAGTCATCTTCTTGCCCTTTCTTGAATTGGCCGCCGTACAACCTGTCTTTGGTCGGTGTGTACGAGGCTTATGTTAAAATCAAAACCGCCCGCTGTAACGCACATAAAAAACAGAGCTAATTGTTCGTTATATCGGGTTATTTAGAAAATATACGGATAAATGCTTATCTTGTCAAATCGGTGCATTTTTGTTCGGAATAGTGTATCTTTTGACTCATCAAAGCCTTTGCAAGCACTACAGCTCTGTGACATTGACTGAAGTAGGAGAAACTTGTGGCAACCCCTTTGGGCGAAAAAATCCGCAAATTGCGCCGTGACAAAAAGATGAGCATGGATGCGCTGGCTGCCGCTGCGGAGATGAGCAAGAGCTATCTATGGGAACTGGAAAACAACGAGGATGCCAATCCCACGATGGACAAGGTGGCGCGCATTGCAGTAGTCCTAGATGTCACGCCTGAATACTTGGCGCATGATGAACAGGCTGATGCCCCTCAGGATGCGTTCGATAAGGCCTTTTTCCGTAACTACAAAACCCTTAAGCCAGAAACCAAGCATCAGTTGCTGGAAATCCTCAAGACACTCAAGAAGACTCAAGGATGACGGAGCCCACCACTGGGCCGATCCAATGGGCAAACCGGCTCAATAAACTGCTCAACCAGTTCCATGCGGTACATGGTGGGGATCGTTTTCCTGTCGATGTGGAAAATCTGGCATTGCAGATTCCTGGTCAGTTCCAGACAGGTGAACCAATCATGGTAGAAGGGCGGGATATCGATCCGGAATTCGAGGGAGCTCTCTTCAATTTGAACTTTGAGCAAGATCCCAATCCTTCTTGGGTCATCATCTACAACCAGTCGATCAATTCGGCAGGGCGTATCCGTTTTACATTGGCGCACGAACTGGGTCACTACCTGTTGCATCGCCAATTAAAGGAGGAAGGGTTCAACTGCAGCGAGACAGACATGCTGCACTGGGATTCGCCTGAGCGACAAATGGAGACCGAGGCTGATCTATTTGCCTCTTACCTACTCATGCCGATAGATGATTTTCGTACTCAGGTTGCGGAAAAAACGATTGATATGGACTTGCTCGGCCAGTGCGCCGAACGATACGGAGTGTCGCTGACCGCCGTCGTACTGAAGTGGCTGGAATTCACATCCCAGCGTGCCCTAATGGTGATGTCTTACGGCGGACGTGTGCAGTGGGCACGGGGTAGCGAATCGGGCAAGTGGCTGGCCATCACTATGCACAAGCGGCTATCGAATGGACACCGACGTTTATTGCCACCCCAGTCTGCCACCGTGCTGGACACATCGTCCAATGTGGATCGGCAAGGCACGAAAATCGATGCACGCATTTGGTTCGCGGATGAACCCGATGGGATGCTTCTGCGCGAAATGAAGATCGTTTCAGATCAATACAAGCAAACAATGACGCTGCTGATCCTGCCGCAGGCGATTCCGCCTTGGGCGCGAGACAGGGCTGATGAAGACGATGATGGGGACTTGGAAAATACCTTCGACCGCTTTATCCGCAACGGCCAGTACCCGGTGCGATAAATCCAGGACAGATTAATCATGGGCGCCCACAAATGGCAGTTTGCCCCGCGTTTCCGCCGGCATGCTTTTGGCTGGAGATCCGACACGCCGATACAGCGCATCAAGGAAGCTGTTTCAGAGATCAAGCTGGTGGCACGCAAGGAACCCATCATCGCCGCAGAAGGGGCGGTGATCTTTCTGGAAAAGTTGTCGCCGGCACTCGAACAGGTCGACAGCTCTTCCGGCGCGATCGGTACAGCGGTAAACCGCGCGATCGACACATTGGTGCCGATCATCGTCAAGGCCGATGCCGACCCATCAACTCGCCAGCGGTGGCTGGAGCGACTGTGGCAGGCCATCCAGGACGAAAGCATCCCGTACATCGAAAGCCTTGGCGACTACTGGGGCGATCTGTGCGCTGGGCCGGAGTTGGCGTCGCGGTGGGTTGATGAGTTCAAACCGATGGTCGAACATGTCTGGAGCCAACAGGCTTCCGGGCACGGATTCTTCAATGGTACGACTGCCTGCCTCGCCGCACTCTATGCGGCGGGACGCCATAAAGAACTACTGACATTACTAGAAAAGTCCCACTTTAAGTGGTGGCATGACCGGCGCTGGGGTGTAAAAGCGTTGGTGGCAATGGGCAGAAAAGCCGAGGCCCTCCGCTATGCCGAGCAGTCGCGTGGACTCAATGACCCGGGCTGGCAAATTGCGCAGGCCTGTGAGGACATTCTTCTGTCATCCGGACTGCTCGACGAGGCCTACAGCCGGTATGCGCTGGAGGCCAACCAGGGCACCACCCACCTTGCCACATTTCGCGCGATCGCGAAGAAATATCCGCACAAGCCGCAGGCGGACATCCTGCGCGACCTGATCGCAAGTACACCGGGTGCGGAGGGCAAATGGTTTGCTGCCGCCAAAGATGCTGGCCTGTTTGATGTGGCAATAGAGCTGGTCTCACGCAGCCCGACCGATCCACGCACGCTGACACGTGCAGCCAGAGACTTCACGGCGAATCGTCCCGACTTTGCGATTGCCTGCGGCATGGCTGCGCTGCACTGGATCTCGCGCGGCCATGGCTACGAGATCACGGGCATGGATGTGCTCCATGCCTACACCGCCGTGATGCAGGCCGTCCCAGGAGCAGGGGTGGACGAGCATCACATCAAAGAACAGATTCGCGCCATGATCTCGGGTTCCCAGCCCGGCAACCAGTTCGTCAAAAAGATCCTGTCCCCTCATTTGTCGGTCTGATTCACCACCCGTTTCCGCATCAACTCGCAGCAACCCACACCCACCCGAAACTCCCTCATGGCGCAGATTAATGTCTATCCGCACAATTGCGGTATCAAATAGTTGGATAGACGAAAGCGAACCCGATGATGGATGTAAACCACACTCCACCTGAGCGGATGACGGTGCAACAGCGCAGGCTGGAGATCGCGGCGTTGCTGGCATGCGGCATTGCACGTTTGCGTCAACCCCGCATATCTCAATCAAATAAAGAGACGACAGAGAGTCGGTTTGAACTTGCTATTCCCTCTCAACGAAGCGTTCATGGGGATTCCAACCACTCAGAGGAATCCAGATGAAAGTCTCAACTATTCAGAAAGCCCGAACCGCTCAATACACCACACCCCCATCGGTAGTGGCCCAGGTTGCTCGACTGCCGGAGATGGAAATGAGCGATATCCGAGCATTATGGAAACGCCTGTTTGACGGGGATACGCCGACCTATAACCGCCAGTTTCTGGAACGGCGCATTGCGTACAAATTGCAGGTGATCGAATTCAAAAAGGTTGATCCAGACTTGCTGGAGAGCAACCAGCGGCGTATCAGGACACTGATTGAAACCGGCAAACTGCGTAAACGCAGTGCGGACTTCCGTCCGATCGCCGGTACCGTCCTGACACGACTGTATCAGGACAAGGAACATCGCATCCTGATCGGGATGGATGGGCAGTATGAATATGAGGGCAGGCGCTACGGCAGCTTGTCCATGATTGCCCGCGAGATCACCGGCACCCGTTGGTCGGGACCCTTGTTCTTCGGGCTCAGGGCGCCGGCCAAACCCAAGCGGGGAGGGCGCAAATGAACGAAGTCCTCAAGCGGCGGATGCGCTGCGCGGTCTACACCCGCAAGTCCAGCGAAGAAGGGTTGGAGCAGGAATACAATTCCATCGACGCCCAACGCGATGCCGGCCACGCCTACATCACTAGCCAGCGTGCCGAGGGCTGGATCGCAGTGACTGACGATTACGACGACCCGGCGTTCTCCGGTGGCAACATGGAGCGGCCTGCTTTGCGCCGCCTGATGACCGATATCGAGGCAGGCAAGATCGATGTGGTCGTGATCTATAAGATTGACCGACTAACCCGCAGTCTCACCGACTTCTCCAGAATGGTTGAGGTGTTTGAGCGCCAAGGGGTGTCGTTCGTATCGGTCACGCAGCAATTTAATACCACGACCAGCATGGGGCGGTTGATGCTCAACGTGCTGCTGTCCTTCGCCCAGTTCGAGCGCGAGGTCACGGGCGAGCGTATCCGCGACAAGATCACCGCCAGCAAGAAGAGGGGGATGTGGATGGGCGGCATCCCGCCGCTAGGCTACGATGTCGCTAATCGGCGGCTGGTGCAGAACAGCAAGGAAGCGAAGCTGATCCGCCATATCTTCCAGCGTTTTGTTGAACTTGGCTCCAGCACCACCCTCGTCAGGGAACTGAAACTGGATGGCGTCACCTCCAAGGCATGGACCACCCAGGGTGGCAAGGTGCGCATGGGCACGCCGATTGACAAGAGCTTGATCTATAAACTGCTCAACAACCGCACCTACTTAGGCGAACTGCGCCACAAGGAGCAGTGGTATCAAGCCGAGCACATTGCCATCATCGATGCGAAGCTATGGGGCGATGCACAGGCAATACTGGCTAGCAACGGGCGCGTGCGTGGTAACACCACCCGGGCCACGGTGCCATTCCTGCTCAAGGGTATCGTGTTCGGCAACGACGGGCGTGCCCTGTCACCCTGGTACACCACCAAGAACGGACGCCGCTACCGCTACTACCTACCGCAGCGCGATGCCAAGGAATACGCCGGAGCATCCGGGTTGCCCCGTCTGCCTGCAGCCCAACTCGAATCAGCGGTGCTTGAGCAATTGCGTGCCATCCTGCGCCAGCCCGCGCTGATCGCTGAGATCGTGCCGCAGGCGATCAAACTGGACCCAACTCTGGACGAGGCCAAGGTCACGGTGGCCATGACGCGGCTCGATATGATCTGGGATCAGTTATTTCCGGCCGAGCAGAGCCGCATCGTCAGGCTGTTGATCGAGAAAGTGATCGTGTCGCCGACCAGCATGGAATTGCGCCTGCGGGCCAATGGCATCGAGCAGGTGGTGATGGAGTTGCAGTCGGTAAGGGTGGAGAGGGAAGAAGGTGCATTGGCATGAATGAGATCAATATCAATCGCGTTGGTGTAACCGATATCATCCCATCCAGCGACGGCAGGTTGACGCTGATCATCCCGATCAAGATCCGGCGGCGCGGTAGCAACAAGGTGATTACGTTGCCCAACGGTGAAACCGGCAAGCCACAGAAACCGCTTGAGCCTACACCGATGCAACTGGCCTTGGCCCGTGGTCATCGCTGGCTTGCCATGCTGGAGTCGGGCGAGGTCAAGACCTTGACGGAAATCGCCAAGCGCGAAGGCGTGGATAACAGTTATGTGAGCCGGATGGT